GATGTGTTGCTCTAGGGCAATCAAGTAAGTCTGTCGTCGAATACGAAACTATAAAATCTTCTGCCATTATAAAGCTGCTGACGGCTCTAGCTTTAGAAGGATCGTAATACACTTTTTTAAACGCTGAACCAGAAAGTGGTAGATAAAACAACAGCTGGTCAAGTTCAGGATCGAACTCTTCCATATTGTATGTTATCTGATAGTTCATAAACTCTTTGACTCTCTGTGCTTGTTGCTCTTTTGAAGCATCAGCATTACCTAAGACTTGTGTTTTGACAGGTCCATCAGCAGGCAATAATTCTTTATACGCTTGTGCTTGGAACTGTGCTACAGATTCAGACAGTAGAGGGTGGTGTACACCACTGGCTCCTGGGAAAGGTTCAGATCTATCTTCAGTTTTTATACCTAATAGATCTAAACCTTTAGTGAATGCTTCTAGCCATTCTCTACGTGACTCTTCGTCCTCGTCAAAATCTGAAGCAAGATCCATACAAAGAGAACGTAAGTCATCTTCGTTTATAACGTCTGCTAAATTTTGATTGAAATCTTCAATCGGATCAGGGACTACAGCTATGTTAGATTCTTCTTCCTCGCCTTCAATAATTATGTTTTCTGGGAGTATTTCTTGTTCTTCGAGAGGAAGTTCTATCTCTAATTCTTCGGATGAAATAGGAGATAATGTTGATTTTTCTACAGCCATATTACTTTTGTCGAATAATTATCATTTGAATCATACTTTAAAAAGTCCTCAATAGTAAACTCGTTTCCTCCGATAGATTGGTTCTTCCTCGTAGTCCGTTCCTAGTTTTACGAAACCACCCTGACGAAATCTCATCAATGCTTGTGTTGTGCTGTCAACTAAATCGTCGTGTTCTCCGTAAGGAAAGTCCGACACTTCGTCCATTAATTGTTCTCCCCAGTTAGTTTCTGGCACCCACACGTACCCACCACTGAACAACGGAGTACAAGAGTTAAGTCTCGCAACTTTGTCTTGCCCTCTGCTCGGTGTAAAGTTTTGTACAGGTATGCCAAGAGCACGGAGTTCCTGCGTCAGAGGCATGCCCGATGCCTTGCCTTCTATAATTACAGACTCAGGATCCCACGCTTTATATTGCTCTAATGCTTTCTCCTTTAATTCAGGGAAAGAAAGCCTCTCGCGAACTGAGTCCAATAACACAATATGTGCTTCATTGCCTGGGTAGTTTTCTTCTCCAATTGTTCCCTCAGGATAAAAGACTCCCCACGTAGTAATAGCTGAGTAGTCTGCTCTTTCAGTTTTTAAAAAAGCCGTGTCGTAAGATTGAATAATATAGTCCACGTGTGGCGGAGAATCTTGATCCCAGATTTTGAACCAATCCCTATTAATAATGGAAGCACCTTCCCCAGTGGGGTTTTGCATATATTCAGCTGCCCACTTAGATGGAGATATGGATGCTTTAATTCTCTCTAACTCAGGTAATGGCCAATATCCTTCCCATAACGACTTACCTGAAGGGAGAATAGCAGGGAGTTCAATAATCTCCCACTGATCAGCTTCGTCAGATTCCATCATCTTTTTAACAACACGACCTGTCAAATCTTTTTTAGACCAACGCGTCATCACCATTACTATGGCACCTCCTGGCTGTAGTCTTTGTCTTGGTCCAGTCATGTACCATTCGTACGCATCATCCAGAGCGTTAGCACTCATGGCGTCTTGCTCTGAGTGTGGGTCGTCAATAATAAATAAGTCCGCACCTCTACCAGCCAGTGCACCACCGACACCTGACGCAAAGTATTCGCCGTTCATCTTACCATCTTTTGTTCTTGTCTCCCATCTTCCTGCTGCTTTACTCTCAGGGTTGAGTTCTACGTTCGGGAAAATCTCTCTATATTGGTTGGTGTCGATTAGATCACGAATTTTTCTACCAAAACGAACAGCTAAGTCTGCCGTGTGCGTTGCCTGTATTATCTTGAGTCCTGGATTCTTACCGACCAGATATGCTGGGAACATATAGGAGGCGAATTCCGATTTAGTATGACGTGGTGGCATGTTAACGATTAATCTTTTTAGTTCGCCCGAAGCTATTCGGTCAAAGGCTCTTGCCATTATGCGGTGGTGCTCACCTTCTATGAAATCTGACCACATCGCTTTTACGAATGGAAGAAAGTTTGTCTGTATGGTTTCCTTTTTCTGGAGTTCCGCCAATCGTTCCGATAATTCGAGATGTTCGACCAATAACTCTTGGGGAATGTGCTCTAGTTCTTTTTCTTTCATATTATTTTTTGTTGCAAAATTTTTTGGAACACAAAGACTGTGAACCAACGTAAAGTTTTTATATAAAAGTCATACATGCAGGGGGGGTCATCATCCTCTGAGGCAAGATACCATGAGTCCACATAGAAAAGAATCCTGGTCATGGTTAATTAACTCCCGAACTATTGTCCTTTGACTCTTCTGGAATATTGTTCTCGAACTCAGGCTCGGAGTCCTTTGACTGTTGTCCTTCAATAGTGTAGGTGGTCGATGGCAGAATCCCTCCTGACTCTTGATGAAGTTCCTTGAGTCGTTGAATAACTTCTAGCTTTGTCATATCAGAAGTTTTATTTACTGTTAACTCCTTACGTTCGACATATATACCAGCAGCTTTCCCTCGACTTACTTCAGCAGTTACTGCAGCACCAAAGGCATTATTCTGGAGTGCCCTGTCCCTTAACTCCTCTAAATTGTCTAGGTGCTTAGATAATGTGAGCGTTGCCCTCGCAGCACCCCTGTTCTGTAACTCCTGTATTCTGTTCTGGACTAATGGCTCGTGGTTCGCCAAGTATGCTCCTGCTCTGGCAGAGTTTTTGTGTGAATAGCCAGCAACCTCGGCTGCCTCTTTCAAGCTAGTTCCCGATGCTACAGCTTGTGCGAACTTTTCCTGTTTCGGTGTTAGCTTCTTTTCCTTGCGACTAGGTTCCATTTATATTACTCCTCCGTACACACTATATAAGGACGTGGATACGTTGTTTTTGCATATCATAATACTAAAACCTTGCTATGGTAAAGTTTACGCATGGATTACGCATATTACCTTCCTGTGCCAATAACCTTCTAATAGGTCATACCAATACGCTGTATTCCCTTCCACAAGAGTCTTTTATCCCTTCCCTATTACCCTATTGGCTGTTTCGAAGTTTTTGACTAACTCAAAAAGAAAAATCCATTCCTCATATATATGCCAATAACCCAATACGAAAATGGCTCCCGAAGGAGCCATTTATCAAGAGGCAACAGATTAATCTCTGTATTTAGGATCTACTATTTTTAGCAACCTACCACCCTGCTTGCTTAACTGTCGCATAACATGTTTTCGCTCGTTAAGTGTCATATTTACTAAATCGTTCTCGTCTGTGTGGAAAAAGTAAAAAGCATCCGCGAACAATTCATCGTTCATAATGTCCTCATCGGTTCTTAACGCACCCACACAATCTAGGATGACAGAGATATAGCTTTCAAACCTGCCATTTACATACTGTTTGGCAGTTTGTTTTTCGTCGTCGCATTTTATCATAATTTTTCTCCTTTCTTAATTGATAAACAATACAGCTATGATGGACTATTCGCCAATAAAAGTAAAGGACTTTATTAAAATAAAAAAATGGCTCCCGAAGGAGCCATTTATTAAGAGTCTAAAAGCTATTTATGTTGTGCTCTATATCTATCCTCTAAGCGATCCCAAATATCGACAAACCTTTCTAACCAAACTCTTTGCTCTTCGGTTTCCCAAGCTATCTCGGATGCACTTAAAGGCTCTAGACTATTCTTCTGACAAAAGTTAAGAAGAATATGCCCCATATATATGTGTAGATCAAATTTCATCGCCATTACTCTTCCTCCACAGTTTCTTTCCACTGGTTAAATACAAACTCAGCTTCTTTCGTGCTAAGGTCGTAATTTTCCTCTAGCCACTTAGGAGCACCATGCATATTAAAAGACTCACCATTATAACCACCTTCCCTGAGTCCATCTAATTCTTCAAAGTATAATTCCTTATCGTCAATTAAATGTGTAAACCCAGCTTCCTTAAACGAGTCCTCCTCGTCATCAATATAAGGGTTGCTAAGTAAGTCTTCCTCAGGCACAGAGTCCATGGCTTTTTCGATAGACTCAAAAATTTCAAAAGTCTTTTTCTCATCATTAAGCACCACGAAGCCACGCTCACAGTCAATAATACTGTAGTCACCAGCCATAAAAGTTTGATCACGATCTAAAGACCAGAATAACTCTATTGCTTTTTGTTGTTTAGTTTTCATAATTTTTCTCCTTTCTTTTAGTTAACAACAATATAATGATGGACTATTCGGCAATAAAAGTAAAGGACTTTTTTTAACTTTTTTTCGCCCATAAAAAATGACTCCCGAAGGAGTCATCTATCAAGAGGTAAGACTATTTGTTTTCTATAAGTTGTACTGATTCTACTTCTACTTCTGTAGATATAGCATCCTGTGCATGAAAACCATAAGATTCTCCTTTACCCTCAGCTTCTGCTATATTCTTAGCTTCTACAGTTATGTAGTGTATTTCAGTCACTATTACCTTTACTTTATATTCTTTCATTTTTTTCTCCTTTCTTATTAATGAATACAATTATGATGCACTATTCTAGAATAAAAGTAAAGGAGTTTTTTAACTTTTTAAAAAGATTTAATTCCAATACTTTTCTGTATATTCCTCACCTTCTTCAAAAGGTATGTAGGTTTCCGTTTCGTTATCATAATAAAAGCCAAAATACAATATCTCATCATCTTCGTTATTGTACGCACAAATATCTGCACCTTCCAAAGTTTTGATTGGCACTTTATGAAAAGGAAAGTCAAGAGTGAAGAATCCATCAGGATCTTTTTCGAATCTTATTGCAAATTCGCTGTCTAGTTTTCTAACCAGCTTTGCTCCTTCCTTTAATGTACCCTTACCGAACACATATATTTGACCACCATGGTCCAAGGAAAATCGATAAATCGCATTTTTGCGTGGTCTTCCTCTTCTCATATTATTTTCTTCCCACGAAAAACACAGCAAGAATGACTATTGTCAAGATCATAAAAGGAGCCATTATTGAAATTACCAACATAATATCAGTAAATGTCATTCCAGCCACCCCACTATTTCACCATCTTCAAAGAACTTGACTTTTTCTTTTATGTCATCGACAGTTAGCTGGGAGCCGACAGACTCGCCTTCATAATTAAGACCCAATACTAGACCTTTGCCAGCAAAACTGCGTGGTGGCTCGCCAAGGATTCTGAAGAAATCATTATTATTCTTCAGTAAACCTTCCTCATCAATAAATAGTGTGTGATCTTCGTCAATTTGAGCACACTCAAAAAGATCAAAGTCACACAGTTTGTATATCTGCTTGTAGTCGCCACTATAGTTTACTTCGGTTACCGATCTAGCAGTAGGATCGATGAGGATGCCTCTCACGAGGCACTCCTAATTTCGACATAACCCCATTTACGAAGATAATTCAAGTTATCCTCACAAATACCAAGTTCTTTCTTGACTATTCGCACAGGACGACCTTTAACTCCGATTCCGTGAACCATTTCCTTTATGTTTTGGGAACGTGGCACACAGTATCCAGATTTAAAGCCTGCAGACTGTTCTACTATGTCCGTAGGGTTTATCCCGTAATCCCGAGTCTTACGACTTTTTGGGGTTTTACGTTTTACATGCTCAGACAATAATGCTAATGCTTCTTCAGCATTAGGGTTGCCATCGACAGCTTTTCTGAGCGTTTTAAACACAGTCGACAGGTTTTTGTTATATGGATTTGACATTAGTATTCTCCTTTCTTATTCCATAGTTTAGTGTATGCTCTTTCTAATGCCCATAGACGCTCTAGCTTTGTTTCCAAAGCGTAGAACATCGATATAGCACCAGAAAGTAACACTCCCAAGATGCCGACCAATTCGACACCCTTTCTGAGATCATTTTCCGCGATGAGCATAGCCAAAACTACGCCAATAAATATCATCGCCCCACATTTAAAAATATTCATAATTTCTCCTTTAGTTATTTTCTGATGTATAGCCATCAAACCAATTTTCACCATGAGTGTCTTCTCTTTGACAGTGCTCTTGAGCTTCTGTCTCAGAAAGTCCACGTTTGATCACTTTATTGGTACGTTTTGGAAACCCATCAGAATCTTTTCTAAAACGAATGATTTTATAAGTTGTTGTCATAATTTCTCCTTTCTTAGTTTTCTACAGTTATGTAGTTTTTTGGATCACAACCTTGCTCACGAATAACTTTCGCAAGTTTGCGTTTACACTCGGGACCAATAGGGTGGCAACCTAGATTACCAGCATCATGGTAGTGCTCAATCGTAGCACTATCTTCAGCGTGGGCAAGTTCAGAACCACCATTACAAAGATGAACCCATATTTTAGGTTTATCTACACCTTTATTGCAAAGAATACATCTTTCACCTTCAACATATTCAAACTCTCTAGACTCTTTACGAGGACTTTCCGCATCGGCATATTCTACCAAGGGATGTTTGCAAAATTCTAATATTGTCATATTTTTTCTCCTTTCTTTTAAAACAATAACACTATCATGCATGATTCTACAATAAAGTAAAGGACTTTTTTAACTTTTTTTAAACCTTTATAATAGAATCATGGTCGATCTATCTAAGATCTTTAATTATTCACCAGACAATATAGCACCAGAGTTATTAAAAGCAACAGAAGATTATGTTCTGGTTCCAGAAGATTCTTTTATGCCAACAGACGATGTTCGTAAAAAAGTTTTAGACTTAGTCGAGGAGCCAGCAGACAATATAATAAGTTTTCCTTTTTTAACACCAGAGTACTGTGCTCAACTAATAGAAGTATGCGAAAAAATTGGTCAATTTAAACATCGTCCTGGTGATGTTTACCCAGCACCAGAAATAGACTTAAAAGATTTATCACCTTATGCCAACACAGCACACATACAAAACATAGAAAAGCACATAGTACCCATAACTAATTCTGTGTGGAGTTTTCCTGTAGTCTGGCTGTCTTCTGCTTTTGTGGTCAAACACAGTATGGATGGACAAATTGGAAATCCAGGATGGCACCATGATGGATTAGCTGAAATAAGTTTATCGGTGCAATTAAACGATGATTTTGATGATGGTGGTGTGTATTTTGAAAGACAGAAATTTTCTGCTGGTCCATTACCTATAGGTCACGCGATACTGTTTCCATCTAGAGTAACACACAGACATACAGCATTAAACATAACAAGAGGTAAGAGGTATTCACTTACATATTGGATGAAAGGGGATATTCCAGAAGAAGCATCGCTACGAATTACCTAACACCCAATTTTTAAGAGATTTTTTGTTAGCACCATACAATTCGTCAAACCTTTCTTTACTTTCTTTTTCCGATAACTCTGGTTGATTAAACGCATTACGTTCTTTTGCGTTAAGTATTCGCCAACGTGTTAAATTTGTTTTGTATGTTTGTTTTTTACTGTACTTAAACTCTTCCATTAAAAATACCTCACAACCAATTCTATAGATTCGACTGTGTCGAGCCAAAAAAATACTACATAGACATAGACAATTAAACTTGTAAAAGCTACAACAAAACTTGTATAAATTTTCAAATTGTCTTGTACTAAGTCTATTATGTTACTGATTATGTTAAAGATTTTTTCTCTTTTATACATCTTTTTTCTCCTTATCTGTAAACTCGTTGTGGGTTTGTATCACCATGGGTTTTTGGGGCAAAATAATTTCTTCTTGTTTTTCATGCTCTATCACGGTTCTAGGACTGACTGCCATTTGATATTTAGCTTGTGCTTTAGCTTCTTTTAGTGATTTAGTTTTGATGGTGTAGTAACCTACTAATGTTCTTTCTGCTCTGATAATGTAAGTATCCATTTCAGACTCAACTTCGTTTTTCCACTCGTTTTTAAAATCTTCAATATCTTTCATTTTCCCTGTCCCCTATATTTTTTCAAACATCTACGTTTGTGTTTATTAAGTGTAGCTGTGCCAAAATTTCTACGACCGATTGAAGTTTTCTTTCCTCTTGATCCAGTATTGGATACATGCGTTATGTTAATTGTTGCTTTTCTCACACTATTCTCCTGTGCTACCAAACCCACCCATGCTTCGTTTAGTAACGCCACTGAATTCCATTACAGGAGTCCACAGTACATTAATGACTGGCAAGATACAAAGCTGTGCAATTCGATCGCCTTTTTTCACAACATATTCTTCTTCAGAATTGTTTACAAGATTTACAATTAGTGAACCTTGATAATCCGAGTCTATAATGCCTATTGTATTTTTAAGTGAAATTCCTTTGCTTGCTAAACCAGAGCGTGGGCAAATTAAACCACATATTTCTGTATCACCAAGATAAATAGCCAGACCTATGTCAAATTTATGCGACTCTTTGGGGAGTAGTTTTTTATCTTCTAAAGAAACTAAATCTAAACCTGCTGAGCCAACAGTAGCGTATTCTGGTGGGGATGGGTACGTTCCATTTGTTTGTGTGACTTTTAATTCAACTTTCCTCATCTTTTTTCTCCTTTTTCTTTTTTTCATCTTCGAATACTTCACGAAATATTTTGTCAAAATTCTCTTTAAATTTGTCCGTGTTTTCTGGTCTTCGCTGTGATCCTTTACTCATCAAATATTCTCCATATATATGTAACTAATATTGCCCAGCTTGCAATAATGATAAACCACTGAAATAAAAACCAAGGAAGCTGTAGAATAAATAAGAAAACGTCCATTATTTTTTATACCTCTGTTTGAATTCTTTGTATTTCTCGTCGTTTACCCCACGAATCTGAGGTTTGTTTTCTGGGGTAGTTTCTACAAGATCAACAACCTCGCAACCACCACGCTTACTTAAAAAACCAATATACATGTTATCAGCATCCCTAAGTAACCAGCCACCCATCCGTGCGGATGAAAACTTTTCACTCGGTGTTCTGGAATAATGTGGATGGATTTTTTTAAACTCTTCTAAAACTTTGTCGAATATCATATTTTTCTCCTTTCTTAAAAAGTTGCTCTTGGTGGTAAATTAGCCCAGTCGTTATGAAAGATATTTGGCAGCACAATGGGCGTCACACACATTTACCTAGAACATCGGCACCCAAGAGCACGCACCTATCGGATTCATGTATTGCCTATCTTTTTCTTAAATTCATACAGTTTATCATATCGCACTCTACAGTAAAGTAAAGGACTAATTTTGTTCAGACAGCATTTTTTTAGCTTGTGCTTTCATTTCTTTTATGTTTTTAGAAGATAGCACTTTTTTAAAATCTGCTTGCCACTTTTCCCCACGAATTTTTTTATCTAATGTTTTGTATTCCTCTACATATTCATAGGCACTTTCTAATTCGCATTTATGTTTATTGTCATCATACTTAGAACAAATCTCTTTAAGTCGCTCTATGTCTGAAGCATCTGCATAACACCATGAATGATGTAATTCGTAATCATCTACTTCAAAATTACCACAAGTAATCTTATTTATTTCTTTTAAGTGTTTAGCATCCTCATATACTTCAGCTTTACACTCTATGGTTGTTCTACAAAAAAAGCACCTGATTACTTCGCAGTCGTAAGCTATAAGTACAACCCTATATCTACGTTCACCAAGAACAGTAATTTCGCATCGCAATCCATAATCGTTGTAATCTGATTCAAAAAAAGTATTACTTGTTTGTTTAAAAATAAAATCTTCCATTAGCTTTTCTCCCAACCTAGCCCACATTTATGACAAACTAATATGTCTGTTTCTTGTTCATCTTGATCTAATACAAACCCACATTCTAGACAATTTTCACTCATATTCGTTTCTGTTATTTTTGGTTCGTCCATTATTTTTTCTCCTTTCTTTTTAAAGTTATCATATATCACTCTACAGTAAAGTAAAGGACTTTGTTAAATCATAACAAAGTCCTCTGTTTATTAAACCTCGGTTACGACTTTATCATAACGAATACCAGCAAACACAGTATGGTCATAACTGTTTATTTGGTTAATAACATAAGTAAATTGGTCGTCTTCGTAAACGAAGGTCGATAGATTATTAGAAGCCGACGGATTAGCAAAGCCAGCAGAGACGGAACCAACATTAAGCAGTTTTCCGAGTTCACTACTTTTTAAAACAGCCATAGCAAAAGAACAGTCCTCGGTTAAGTATAGCACTGAATGATAAGGGTCTATTCTTTTAAAATCTAAGTCTTTAAATGTATTACGCATATTTTTCTCCTTTCTTTATTGATTAATACCCAGTCATTCTATCTTATTGTGCAATAAAGTAAAGGACTTTTTTAATAAATCCCAATCATAAGGTTTTTTAAGTGCCAACTCTGGTTCTAAGCGTAGTCCTTCGTCAGCTACTTCTCTCGCATCAGCACCATTATATAAATATATTTGTGCATCAGGAGTCCTAACTAAAACGAAACAACGACCACCATGCATAGAGCGTTTTACCAACCACCCTATTTGCTCAGGTCGAAGTCCTATCTTTTTACCAGAGTTTACAACCTTTAATTCTACCCAATACTCAACACCATCGTCGCATGCGTTAAAATCTGGGATTCCACGCCCAGTACCCCCAGTCTCGATTCGCTGGATGTGTATATTTTTTAGATTTTTGCTGACTAAACCCCAAAATGCGTTTTCTTTCAAAAGTTTCTTTTGATAGTTTTCACACCTTTTTCTTTTAACCAAGCACTATAGTTAGCTGGGTCTGTTTCTTTTTTATCTGTTTCCAGTTTGTGCGCATTATAATAATGTCCTTCTCCGATTTTACATCTTCGAATTATCTGATGTACACGCTGTTTTGAAACACCAAATTTTGCACCTATCTGTTCCATAGTTGCTCCATTTTTATACAGATTGTAAATGGTTTCGTTTCTGTCTAGAAAGTTTTTAGCCGACTGCTCGTCTATTCCTTGCATTTATTTGCTCCAATATTTATTATGGTCAACCACAGCAGTCCCCCAAGTATCGCCTATTTCAGCATCAACTTTGGATGGAACAGCCAGATCAACACAGTTTTCCATGATTTCTACAATCTTTCTACTTTCTTCTTTATTTTGAACAGATACGTCTAACTCGTCATGTACTTGTATATGGGGGATAATTCCTTCGTTCCACATATCTAACATGGCTTGTTTTGTCATATCTGCTGCACTACCCTGTATCAAACGATTAAATGCACGATAAGTATATGCCCGACGTAAATTCGCTCCATATTCTTCGTACGCTTGTTCAAAAGGAAGGGGTGTACTTTTCTCGTTTCTAGGTTCATACATGTCAAAACGACATTTTCTACCCAAAAGTGTTTTTATAAAGCCAACATTTTCTGCCTTACGAGAGCAGGATAAAGTTAGTTCTTTAATAAAAGGCACTTTTGAATGATAGTTGTTAAACAGAGCATCAGCTTCTAGTTCATTTATACCGAGTGCTTGTATTAATTTAGTTTTGCCCATTCCATAACTTAGGGACAAATTTATAACTTTTGCATCTTTTCTAGCAATACCTGCCATATCAGCCACAATCTGGTGGAAATCTGCATCATCTTCTTTATACGCAGATACTGCTTCCTCTGCACCAGGAAGTTTCATTCTAGATGCATAATGCACAGTTAAACGTGGTTCTTGTTGGGAATAATCAAACGCACCCCAACTATGCCCTTCTTCTGGTAAAAATAAACCACGCACTAAAGGTCCAAGAACAGGGTCTCTAGCTGGTACTTGTTGCAAATTAGGTGTGCTATAGCTAAATCTTCCACTAACAGTTCCACCTGAGTCACCACGTAAAGGATGCATTTGCCCATGTATTCTACCATTATGTGCATGTTCTAAAATCATATTTTCTATAAACGCACTACGAATTTTTTGATATTTTCTGGCTTGTACGATGAGTTTAGGTAAATCATGATTCAAACTTTCTAGCCATTTGCCTGTAAAACTAGGTGCATTGGTCTTCTGCGTTCTTGGGTAGCTTAGACCTGCCTTATCAAACACTTTTGCGACGCTTGCAGACGCCCAAACATCTACATCAAGACCATATTTAGACTTTATTTGCTTAATACAGTCTTTTTCCTGTTTTTTAAGAGTCTCTACACTCTGCTCAGCTTTATCTATATCAACACGCACACCTTTCCATCTCATTTCAACAAGAAGAGGAATGAGGCTAGACTCAAGATCATAAATAGATTGTAGATTCTCATCTATTAACTTTTTCTGTAGTATATCCCACAGTTTTAATGTTAACACAGCATCTTGTTCTGCGTACTCACCTACATATTTAGCAGGTAAAACATACATTTCTGCTTTTGGGTCGATTCCCCATGCACTCGCAGCATCTTTTAATAAAGTCTCGTCTTTTCTATCATCACAATAATCCTCACCGAGAGAATCTAATGAATATCTTCTACGATGCTCATCAACTAAAGGTGCAGCAATTACAGTATCGTGTATTTTACCACGTACCTCTACACCTTCTCGTTTTAGCCAACCAACATCGTAAAGTGCGTTATGAAAAATTTTATCTGCGCTTCCTGATAATGATTTGTTTAACCAACGCAACACAAACGCAGGATCTAAATTACCACCACCATCGTGGCGAATAGGTAAGTACCCACTCCAATTATCTGTTGCCACAGCTATTCCTGTGATGTGTCCATTACCTGTTGCCCATCCTGGACCAGAAAGTCTTAGGTCTGGGTCTTTAGTTTCCAAATCAACAGCTATACGTTTCGCTGAGGATAAATCAGGTAATGTGTCAGGAGGAACCCAATCCGAGTTTGGGGTAAACATAGGTTGTTGTTTCATTCCGTTGCTCCATATGATTGTACTAAATGTGCCAATAATGCTTTTCCTTTTGCGTTTAATTGCATATCAACTAATTTTTCAACACCATTACTAAACACAACATTTACGTTAGTGTTGCCTAAACTACGTTGATTTACACAGTAAAATAAAAGTTCAAACAAATCAGATTGTTTAAAAAACTCTTTCTCTTCTGGTGTCAACTCGTAATCAACACCAAGATTTTTTTCTATGTTCTTTTCTACTAAAGCTAACTCTAGTGCTAAATCTTTGTTGTTCCATTTTGTTGGTGCTGGCATATCGCCAGTTAGCTTCTCTGCTACATCATGTGTTAACGCTTTTAATATAGCTGTCTTACTTATGTCTGGTTTTAACCAATTTAAAATAACAGCAACACCCCAAGAATGGCTTCCTACTGTTTGTTCTCCGATAGTTGACAGAGTGTGGTAGCGTTTAACTTCCCCTCCGTCTAATACGTCTAATACTTCGTTTACGTTAGATGCTCCGATAGTCACTACATACTCCTGATTTACCATAATGACACCACTTACAGTTTTGAACACTAGCTTTTGCTGGGTATTCAGTTGCTTCTGTTAGTTTTAATGCTCTGTTATGAAATGTTTCTTGTCTTTCTTTTATCTCCTCGACAGTATAGGAGTGTCTAGAAATTTTACCATGATCTAGATACCACAACTCAGCTTGTATATTTTCTATACTCGGGTCACGATTGTAGGTGGCTGATGCATACAAAGCACACTGCTGTTCGTGTGAAGATTCGTTGCCCATAAATCTGCCTGTTTTAAAATCGATAACTACAGTGCGATTAGGTTTTTTTACATACGCATCAATTTTATACCTACACCAAGTTTTGTCCTCGTTCCATGCAGCAGGTTGCCACTCTATATCGAATGCCCAGTCTTCTTCTACGAATACTGTTCCTTCTTCGTAACCCTCTCTTAATTGTTCGAAACCTTCCTCAAAAAAACTTAACCCACGAGTCATTGGACCTTCACCTTTTATATACAGTTCTGCTTCGTTATGTATATCTGTTCCTCGTGTTGCAGCAGGATGCTGTGGTGTAGGAATCTTTTCTATATTAGCATAATAATATCTTTTTGGGCATTGCTCAAAAACAGACAACCTACTGTACGACCAACGATTATTTGACATCACTATCTCCTATAACTGCTTCTATGTCTTTAGTTTCTTCTTTACCTTTTTGTCTTCTTTCAAGCCATTCAACACAAGCTATTTTCCAATCCTGTGCTTTACAATATGATTTTAAAACACCTATTGCTCCTTGAGTGTTTTTATCAGTTTTGTGCATTCGCCACGCAGTTTGCATAGGCACAGCAACATCTGAGAAAAAATGGTTTGCAAAAGCAACCTGTTGACCTCTAAAAAATGCATCTAAATCTTCATCAAACTCTTCAGGAGAGTTGACCATAGAATACGTCGATAATTCTTTATAAGGATTACCCACTAATGGATATTTGAAACTGTAGTAATCAAACTCTGGTAATTTTTCTTTCATTTCGTTAAAAAGTTTTGTGTACACATGAAAACTGTCGCTTACTTGATTATACACACCAACCTCTACACCAATTCTTGCTGCCATATATTCTTGTAGCATAGAGAAATGCACAGCGTTTGCACCATACGCTCCCCATATCATGTCGTTAGACCTACAACATACAGTCATGTTGAGTTTTCCACTTCGCACTTTGAAATATATGTGTGTGTTACAAGGAGTGTCTAATGTAGTTCTGTCTAAATCATTATCACATTCCCACATCGCTACTACGCAACGTCTGTCATCAGGGTTTTCTTTTAATCTACGCACAACAACATCTAGTTGATCTTTTTCATAAAAGTTTCGCCACCTATACCCATAAGCACCATTAAAAGTTTCACCATTATCAGTGAACGCTTCCATCCCTTTGTTATAGTACGATACAAACTCTACATCTTCTCTGCCCTGCAGCATCCACAACCCTTCCATAAAATGAAAGAATGGGTTAGCATCCCTGCCTTCCCAAAAAATTACACGTTCACAAGGATTTTCGTATGTTGTTACAACTGGACCTTCAAACTCTAAAGTTTGCCCTGCTCTACTGTCTTGTTCAACAACATCACCATCCCAAGTAAATGCGTCCATACCTAAAATAAATGCTTCATGAACATTTCTGCTATTTATAGTCTTTACCATGTGCTATAATCTCCTGTTATATTTCAGTGGACAGTCTAAAAAAGTCTGTCATAATTTCTTTTGTTTTAGAAACAATTTTATCTGACACTTCCCCTGTTTCGAGTTTGTTGTAAAACCCTGTTGGGGTGTTGTTAGCTAATGACAGATATTGAAGAGCAACTCGTTCTCTTTCGAAATGCTGTGCGAGTTTTCTGTTGTTTTCCTGTATATCCTCTGCCCAATCTTGATGTAGGTTTACAGTTTCTATAATAACAGAAGCGAACTCTTGAGGAGTAGCATCATGAGGCACCATCATATAATTTTCTGAAGGTTTAAACACTTCTCCCTCACCTTCGGCATTGGTAGAGATTCCATAGTTCCTCGCAATGGGTATTGCTCCTTCTATTATCCCATCGACGATCACTCGATTAAAATGGTCACCTATTTTTGCGTATGCAACTGACCAAGATGGGTCTATTACGCACTTAACCTGTCTTAGATGTTCCCTAACTTTATCCTCTGTTAGATAACCAAACCATTCCATACCATAATCTAAAGCTACGTCCCATATTTTTTTACCATGATGTTGATAACCAATATCTGGATCTCTCTCAGGACTAACAAAATAGTTTTCTTTACACTTATCTTTAGAGGTCATGTAATTGTGCTCTATCCCACCACCAGCCATGCGTTTCTGAAAATGTTCTGGTAAATGTGGGATGGCTCTGACTAAATCATCAACATGCTTCCAACCTTTAAATGTTTGCATAGAGATAAAACCATCTTTTCTGCTGTTCCAATTAGGTTTGTCATCAATGGTTGTTATGTCTTGTGGGTTAAGTATTAATGCTCTAGGTACGTCTAACACTGCAGCACCATGGTAAGCACAAGGATGCACACAAGCTAAACCATTCAAATGATGTGCTATTTGGCTAATCCATGGATAGCTTTTTTGCATATTACCATCGTGAATAACAGCTACCTGTTTAATCCTATCAGGTAAGTCGTACAAAGCTAACCAATCCGTGTTGCCTTCGTTATCTCTTTGTTTTGTAGGAACAGGTATCTGCCACACAATTAAATCGTATTCAGCAACGTACTCTTTCCACCTTTTAAGATTACTGTTACCCTTATACGCAAATCGACTATTTTTTGGAAACAGCCAACCTTTTCCTTGATGAACAGGAATACCAGATCCTCTATGCTCATAACCACTGTTGTCCTTTGTGGTTTTTTCTTTAATGCTGTCTCGCCACACAAGTTCTATAAAGTCAACGTGATGACCTTGTAGTTTAAAGCCAGAAATTAAATTTTCATTGTGGTTTATTATACCACCAGGACTGTTAATCCCATACATTGTTACCAATATTTTCATAGTTCCTCCTTTCTTTTGGTTACATGTTCTTCAACTAAAAGCAAATATCTTCTTAGATCTTGAATATCGTCTAAAATTCCTTCTGCTCGTGAATCTTTTTCGTGTGCTTCGAATATATCGTAAGCAACTTTTTTAACTTGATTTTCGATACGATCCCATTTACGAGCCAGCATCATAAATGCACCTACACCACCTCTTTGTCGCCAAGAAGTGCCATAAGATTTTTCTGCTATCTGTAATTTATCAACATCGTTTTGTGCGATTACTCGCATGTTTTCAAATTTTGTAAAATCATTATTCATCTTGTGTATGCTCCTATAGTGTGCCAATTATTACCAGTGTCCCTATACTCTCGCATAGGTTTAAACCCTTGATCCAACATGCTTTGGTTAAGTTCTTTACCTTTAGCACGCCATGTAGAATCATATTGAAAATGTATTTCCATCACAAGTTTTTCAACATAATCTGGGAACACATAAGGCATAAACCCATACTCTGCTCCTTCTACATCTATTTTTATTTTGTTAGGTTTTCTATCGTTTATGATGTCGTCAAACTTTAACGCCAACACTTTTACTGCGTCTCTTCCTCTAACTTCACGAGTCATATGTAAACCTTTGTTTTTCTTAGAGTTTACATACAGATAAACATAATCACTATCATCACCAACAACAGCACAACGTGTGTTTACAGAGTTAGGACTATTTACATTTAACAGTTGGAAATTATCTTCATCTGGTTCGTAAGAATACACTTTGTCAGCACCCTCTTGTGTTGCGTATAAACTAAACGCACCAATGTTTGCTCCGATATCTAAAACTGTGTCGCCTTCCTGTATGTCCAACATGTTGTACGAAGGACGTATCTCTTTAAACACATATTCGTCTAGTGTGCCAGGACGCACCCATCCCCCAAATTTTTCTAAATATTCTATCCCTTCCATTTATATATACTCCTTGGTTTTCCTTCGCCATTTCTTACACGCTCATACTTATCGAACTCGCAAAGGGTGTGTTCGATATCACGCATTTCTAAACTAGGTACTTGTCCATGTAACCACTCTTGACTTAACTCAAGCAATACTTGCATTTCCTCTATATTTATGTCACTTTTTATTTGTTTATTTAAAGGTCGTTCATGTATTCTGTTTAAACCACGTTTTGCTCCTGGTCCAGGATTTGCCCATGTCATAATGTCTGTAGCTTCGTCGCCTAAAAATGTATGTCGCCAATCGGTAACTACTTCATAAGCCATAAATGGACCCATGTATGGGTAAGGCATAAGCACGTCCCACAACGCTTTTAGTGAACCTTTCGCTTCGTGCATTGAATCTATAAACTTATTGTTGTCGTTAGCTATCTGGTCGATACACCAACACACACCTTCTAGTTTGTTCATGCCATTCGGTGTCTTTATAATGTACGCTCCTGTAACCCATTGTGGTTGATCTCTTAAAATTTCAACACAGTAGTCACTGTCCCAATCTCTGTATAAATCGTGTTCTAATAAAATCTTTCCTGTTTCTATTAAATTAAACCATCTAAACATAATAGTCGCCAACGCTACATCCATTTCATCACGCATGTTTTCACGCACATTTTCTCTGAACCACACTGTAGTTCTATCGTTTTCACGGAACACGTTAGTAAACTTATATTTTTGTAGAATAGGATCAGTTGTCCAAGGATATTCTTCTCCTCTAGTTTTTCGTAAATAAATTAAATGTCTTTCGTTTAAAAATTTGAAATAGTTTTTCACACCTTCACTTTTATACCACACACTAACCTCCTCTTGCTACTTTCTTTTTTTGAACAGTATCTAACACTTCTGCTACTGATTTACCACTCTTAGTTCTCATGGGTGTTATTGTTGCAAACCCTATAATTCCTGCTTCTTCTGCTCGATATTGCAGTTCTTTTTTGCTAAATTTTAATTTAGGTCTTTTACCAAGTCTTCTTTCGACATTCTGTTTCATTTGCTTATCAAGATTACTGGTTTTTATAGAAGGTACTTTTTCTAAACCTAGTTGTTTTCTACGATAGTTTCTTTTTTGTTTTACTTTTTGATAATTTTGTCCACTCCATACAGCTTTGTGTCTTTTTTCATAACGTGTAGGTTTCATCTGTAACTCATACATCATTATTCTATCTAGTTCTGCCATGTCTTCATATATTGCGCAAGCGTAACCATTATTTTCTATATCTGTCGCACAATCTGTGTAAAGTATTGCTTGCTCTAATATATCTGGGTCAACGTAACATTCCCCCATAACATCTGGTTCGTGAGGGTATCTGTTTTCTGTTAAACTTTTTAAAGGAAAAGGATTTTTAGTATTTTCTGTATGTTGCTGTCTCTTGCATTCTTCTGAACAAATAATATCTGTTCCTAAAGGCATGGGATTTTCACAAACAGCACAGAACCTTACTTTTTCTTCATTAGTTGTATAGTAGTATCTGCGTTTGCGAACAATATTTCTACAAGTATCAGAACAGTACTTACGTTGTATTGAACTTCTACTTTCATAGGTAAATTCTTTCTTACATTCACAACAAGTTAGTTTATGTTTTTCTTTATATTTTTGACGAGTGGGGTTGTTTTTAACTACTTCCATAACAGGAAGAAGGTCTAGAATTTGTATAAGACCTTTATGTACATGAACCAACCTTCGTTTTTCTCCCATGAAATTATCATATCTTAACTCCTTAACTTTGTAAAGGACTTTCATGTTTATAAAATTGGTCTAAAAAACTTAGACGTGTTCGGTTGAACTATGTGTAAATTTTTGCGAGTACGAGTAACAGCTACATAAAATGCTCTGTTTTCCCCATCAGGTCTAGAATACAGTTCGTTCCAAGTTTTGACGGAGATATCTGTAAACACCACCACATTATCTGCCTCACCACCTTTTGCAGCATGTATAGTAGACAAACGAATTCTAGGGTTAGATACTCGTTCACCTCTTCTTAGACAGGCAATTAAGTATTCTCTTTGAGTAGCACCTACCCTATCAAGTGCTTCGTGCCAAATACTATCAGTCAAGAGTCCATGTTTTTCTTTTAAATCTTCTATACTTAATAATTCATCTTCTCCAACTCCTGGCAATTTTTTATGACCTCTTGCCACACCTTTACCAACAGACATAAAAAAATATATGTCTCGTATTTTGCTGGCAGATACTTTTCTATTTTTGCGTAACAGTTCCCAATTACCAATGGCATCTAACAATTCTTGTTTCACGGAAAGCACATTATTTCTAGCGTAAATGAATCCAATTTGTTGCAAAAATTTTTCTACCCGATTTAATATATATCCGTTTCGAGCAAGTACCAGCCATTCTCCATCACTAAAGTCTAGATGTTCATGGGAAATGTGAATCATGATTTCACCCTCTACTGATCTAGGAGTCCAAGATTTGACTCTTCTATTTTCAACAGGAATACGATTAAGAATTCCTTGCGCAACTTCGTGTACTTTTCTAGGAATACGATAAGAGTTTTCTAACACAGTTACTTCGCCTTCTAACTGTATAAATGTTTCTACATCTGCTCCTGCCCATTGATAAATAGCTTGGTCGTCATCACCAGCAATGTGTACATTATCCACACCTTCTGCTAATTTCTTTATACAGTCCCACTGCAGTTTAGATAAGTCTTGTGCTTCGTCAACTATAAGAACGTCTAGCGAAGGTTTAGTTTTTTCTTTTAAAAATAAATACAGCATGTCCGTATAATCTTTTAAGAAACGCTCTTCTTTAAATTTGTGTAATCCAGTACAAAACCAATTCACATGGTTCCAAGGAATATCTAAGTTAGCCTGTTCCCATTGCTCTCTGATAGAAACTTTTTTATTCCTAGCAATATTTTCCATAAACAGCATCTGGTCACCTTTTGATAACCCAAAAACTGCACCTTCTTCTTTACTTAATTGACCATTTAATGGCTCACCCATAAGTTTACTAAATTCTTTATAATGTGCACGAGCCATAATGTCTGCTGTTTTTAAACCCAGCCAATGATAACATAGGGAATGTATTGTTCGAAAAAAAGTTAAATCGTCCTCATCTAAATCGAATCGATCACTTGCACGTTCTAAAGCCTCGTTTGCAGCCTTTTTAGTGAAAGCTAAGTAACCTATCTTATGTGGTGCTACACCATCCTTTAAATAGTCCTCAGTTAGATTTAACAGTTTAGTTGTTTTACCAGTGCCAGGTGGACCAAGGATTATGTTCCATGTCATTCTGGCTCCAGAATAGCTTTCTTTAGATCTGGGTCTTGGTTCACATAAGCAGCAGTCGGTTCACCCTCTTTCTCAGTAAACGTGCCTTTAACTATCTCCTTCACCTCTTCTTTCGGAAGTTCTTCTGGTACGTTTACAAAACCACCTACTAATGGATCCTCGTTAAGTACGTCTGCTACATCACCTAAAATTAACAATGCTTCCCTTATGGGTTGCTTTACATGTTCAGGAGTTACACGAGACTCGAGCAGTATTATGTACTGCTCGACGTTAGATCTCATACTAGACATTAAACTCTCTCTAAAAAGTTTCTAGCGTAAGCCTCTGGTTCATGGTCTATACTTACACCACTAAAACTTTGTCCGATTACTTCGATAAACTCTTCGGCATCTTTTACTAATGCTTGAAAAATTTCTTCCTCAGTAGACTCTAGTCCAGAGTACTCATTATTTAGTGTAGTTGCTGCATCATAATTGTCATGATTAGCATTAAAAAACAGATCGCTAGTAAAAGGATCCACCCAAGTTTTAGTTTCTATGTTCATTTCTGACATAATTTTCTCCTAGTTATTAAAAAAGAAGTTATTACCGACAGCACGCCACTGAGGTAGTTCTGTGAAGAGGGGCTGAAAGATCCCTCGTAAACCTCGTTTTTATGTATCGATAATAACTCCATACCCATCATGATACTCCTTAACTTTTTAAAAGTAAAGTAGTTTGTTAATGTATAGTTTCGTTTAATTCTATGTACTCTTCCAGAGCAGAATCTGTTGCGTATTGAATTACAGCACGCAAAATTTCTTGAGGGATTTCTGATTTTAAACCGATAGCAATTGCTGCCCAAATCAAAGCTATTATTAATGCTTCGTCGTCTTTTTCGTTTTCGGTAAGCATTGAGTAGATTTTGGCAGAAAGTTTTTCTGCTAACTCCATAGCATGGAAAAGTTCGTTGATGTCGTCTTTTGGCATACATTATCATAAGTCTTACTACTCTCTTTGTATAGTTTCTAGAATGGATCTTGCTTCATGTTTGGTAATTCTATGTCTGCTTCTTCAGTTACAAAAGCAGGTATGACCCAAGCGTTTATACCTCTACCTCGCACATTAAAAAACACATGTTCTGCACCCATATCTTTTAATTTTACAACCACCTGATTCGTTTTCATTTCCATAAATCTGTGTCTTTGTAGATAATCCATCAAATCACGTATTCTAAAATGTGTTTTATTCTCGTTAGTCCATGGTTTTCCTAACAACATTTCCTCACGAGTAGACGCTTGTGCTATATCTGTACAAAAAGATTCTAGTAGTTCGTTAAACTGTCCTTCAATCGATGCGTCTTCGCTTACAGTTATGATCTCTAAACCATTTTCTAATAACGATTGTACCAAACCTTGCCAAGTTTGTTCTTTCATTTTAGGTGGCATTATATTTAATGTTTCCATACAGACACGTTGAAAACGTATTTGGTTCTGTAACTGTTCGGTTGTTAGTTCTAATCGTTTATCGTTTACCGACATAAACCACAGAGGTGGGTCAGTATTTAATTTAGCTAAACTAGAAAACAAAGGAGCGTCGTGACCAGCACCTACACCAAACTTACATGTTCTACATTTCGTTGGGTTACAATAAGACTTAATTGGTTCATCGTTACACTTATAGTTGTAGTCTTTCTTTTTATGTTGTTGTATAAGAGCCGACACTTCGTTAGCTGGTAAAGGTGGTTTAAAATATTTCCTATTGTAGTCTTCTAACTTATCTTCCCAAGATTCAGGATGTGCTTTCTGTAAATACACAGCAACATTAAAGAGTCCGTTGTTACGAGTTCCTTCTGGGAAACCTTGTTTTAATAATATTTTTAAACAAGGTGGTCCAAACTCTAAATCATCATCTATCGCTGCAATTTTAATGTCGTATAACTCTTCTGCTGTTGCTACTTGTCTTTCTATGGCAAAAGACAGGAACTGTTCCATCGTTAATGATTCGGCTTTAGGAGAAAACCCATAACGTGTGGAATCGTCGCCACCAAAGTATGGCATATTTAACCAAGAACCAATATCACCTCTGTCTGCTAAAACTTGTCTCTGTTTAGGAAATATTTCTAACCCTCCGAAACCTAATCCTGCTGCTATCTCTCTTAGTTTATCTTGCATTTCGCCAGCTTCTACAGGCTCAGCAACAAACAACAATATATGTGCCCCACCACTTTTACTTCTACAGACAACTAAAGGTAACTTCTGTTCCTCTATTTTGTTTACCAATTCAGCTATATCTAATGGATAAACATCTACATCTATACAACCCCAATGACATTCGTTGTCATCGTCGATAGGAATTACTCCTAACCCATATTCTCCCTGTAAATGTTTTTGCCAAAATTGCACAGTTGGTCCAGACGTTTTAATCGTAACGGCTTTTCCTTGTTTCTTTCCATCGTTTCTGTCTTGTTTAATTTCAAAATGACCATGTGCTCTTTCGGATCCTTTAAATAGCTGAGAAAACTGCTCTGCTATTTTTTCCATATTTAATTCTTATAAAATGCTGGTTTTTATTTAGAAGTAACCAGCAAACTTCTCCCCAAAATTTGGGCGGAGTGCTATTTAGTGCACTACGTTTTTTCACTTAAAAGGGTGCTTCTTCTTGGCTTGCTTTAACAGAACCAGCGTTTACGTTTTGGCTAAACTGTTTTGCAGCAGAGTAAATGAAACCATCATCAGCTGTAAGTTGATCACCTAACGCTATGTCCCAACCATACCAAGATCCTTGATCATTCTGTTCTACGACAGAAGTAAGTTGATACTTATGTGAAAATGTCGGTGGTGTAAAAACATTACCATCTTTGGTTCTAATTTTTAAACCTGACATAATAGAATTCCATTTCTTAGACTTTTTCAATTGGCTGCCACCAAAAGCAAGAATTGCTTGGTTAAAACCACCTTTATTATCTAACACTAACACGTAATGGTTAGCAGTAGTTGACAATAAATTGCCATTAGGTAAAAAGTCTTGTCCTTTTTCGCTTTTAACGACCTCTTTCAATATTTCAGAAGAGTCATGAACCCCAGCAAGACCTTTTCTTTCTGGCATCCATTCTAGATAAGTTCTTCTGTAAGCCACAGGCACTACTGTTACACCTTTTGCTCCTTTATAAAGAGTATTGTCGACAGTATTAAATATGTCTCCTTGTTCACAGTCTTTGATGTATTTACCATCACGAGCGTTTACTTGGGGACTCATAGCTTGTGTTATACGCAAAAAAGGTATTGCTAAATCTTCAGAAGTTACGTTCTCGAGACCAGAGTTGGCATCGCTAAGCATATCAGCTTCAGTTAAAGCAATTTCATTCTTTTCTTGTTTTGCTATTGGTTCTTTTTTATTTTCAGTTTTTTCATTCATTATTTAACCTTTTGTTATTTTAGTTTTTTGACCTACATACACATTAAAGGTCTCAAATGGGAGGTCAGTACCATTTTCAACCTGCTCTCTTGCAAACGCTTTCAGAGTCATTGGCTCTACCCAGCGTTTGTTAGAAGGTGAGTACCCTTGCGAAGTTAAACTTTGCAACATGTTCTCAGCAGAATCATCTTCACCACGACCAAACTGTAAAGACACAACATTTTTTATAATGTCCTCGTGTCCATTAGCTTTAAGCCAAGCGAATGCTTCTTCTTCCTTCTCTTTCCCTATACGAGCAGAATAAAACTGCTGTACAGAAACCTTTACTCCGTCTGCCAACTTTATCTCAGATAAATTGCATTCACGCATGGCGTCTGGTAGTTTTTGTTCGGATATATCTTTAAGTTCTTTCTTAAGGTCAGCGAGTTTTTCCTCGGCAACCGAAACTTCTTCAGATAAACGTATTTGTTCTTGTGCCCAAAAAGATACTTCTTTTAAAGATTCGTTTTTTAACTCACCCTTAATTTCAGGATTCGTATCTTCTTCCCACATTTTTTCCATATCACTCATCTATTTCCCCTTTATATAAAATCTACACTGACAGGGAAGTATTTATACTCCCTATTGTCCCATTTTAAAAAGTTTACAACTCCAGAAAATTTAGCAGCATAGTGTGTGGCAATCCCAATAGAGATTGGATCACCAACTAATAACAAGTAATCATCTTCTCCAAAATTCTCTAGACCTGCTCGTATCTTTTTAACAGCTGGTTCTGTTGTGAACATCAAGTTTGTTTTTGGAGGGAGTAAGAACTCTAACTCGCCGTAATTTGTAGCTGCAAGGAGATTCTTTCCTGGTGTTTCTTGTATCGCATACACTTTTGCCATTCTTTTTTCTTACCTCTAGTTTCTAATAAGGTATAGATGATAAACTTTATTGACAAAAAAGTAAAGGGTATTTCCTATCGGCTTCATGAACAGTTATTTTTACAAAATTATTTTTCTAAAAATTGTGACACAGCCAATAAGCCAATAACATAGCAGGCAAACATGCAAGAGTAAAGAGATTTTAGCCTATTGTTTTCTCCCTATTAGATGGGTATTAGCTTCATAAATTAAATACTCCTTTACCTTTTATATAGAATCAGTATATGATATCAGTAAGAAAGGAGAAACTTATGAATATCTTTTACGTTAACGAAAACCCCACTGACGCAGCGATTTGTTTACCAGATAAACTCGTGGTAAAAATGCCTTTAGAATCTGCTCAAATGTTATCTACTGCACATCGTGTCTTAGATGGCGACGAGCGTGCCGATACTTTAGGATTATATAAGACTGCTATGAAAAACCATCCTTGTACTATCTGGGTACGAGAAACTAGCGAAAATTATATGTGGCTTTACGAACATTTTTACGCATTATGTAGCGAATACACTACACGTTATGGCAGGGAGCATTTGAGTTTTACTAAATTAAACGATAAACTATGCAACTTACCATTAAACATAACTGTATCACATAAAACAACTATGCCTCAAGCGATGCCTGACGAATATAAATGCCAAGATCCTATAAAAGCATATCGTGATTATGTTGTAAGCGAGAAACATTACGCTAAATGGAATAAATTGCCTGAGCGACAACCTACATGGTGGTGCTAATATGAAAACAGCTTTCGTATTTAAAACTGAGCCATACGAACACCAACTAACTGCGTTAGAAAAAAGTTGTGATAGAGAAAACTATGCTTATTTTATGGAAATGGGAACAGGTAAATCTAAAGTTCTTGTTGATAACGTAACACATCTACACACTAAAGGGAAAATAAACGCTGTTCTTATTGTAGCACCTAAAGGAGTCTATCGTAATTGGGCAAAGCGAGAAATACCAATACACATGCCAGACTTTATAGAAAGACAGGTGTACCTGTGGACTCCTGGAGAGTCAGCTAAGATGCTAAAAGAGAAGGAAGACTTTATAAAACCTTCTTCGGAAATAAAGTTTTTAGTTATGAACGTAGAAGCATTAAGCACACCCAAAGGTGTTAAGTATGCATGGAAATTTATAGCTAACCACGATACATTAATGGCTGTTGACGAGAGTACAACTATAAAAAACCCAACAGCAAAACGAACAAAGAATATAGTTAAGCTAGGAAAATACTGTTATTATCGTAGAATATTAACTGGTTCACCTATAACTAGATCACCATTAGACATCTATACACAGTGTCAGTTTTTAGACCCAGCATTACTAGGGTTTAGTTCTTATTATTCGTTTAGAAATCGTTATGCATTGCTCGTAGACAGGAGTGCAGGTGGTCGAACATTCAAACAAGTAGTGGGTTTCCAAAATTTAGACGAACTTAATCAATTAATGCAACCTTTTAGCTATCGTGTGTTAAAAGAGGATTGTTTAGATTTACCTGATAAAGTGTACACTAAACGTGAAATAGAGATGTCACCTGAGCAGAAAAAAGTTTATAAAGAGATACAGAAGTATGCTATATCAGAACTGTCCGTAGGCACTGTTTCTGCTTCTTCCGTAATTACACAGATTATACGCTTACATCAAATTGCCTGTGGTTTTGTTTCTACTGACGACAGTGTAGTTACAGATATTAAAAATAATCGCACCGAAGAATTGTTACAAATACTGGAGGAAACAGAAGGTAAAGTAATAATATGGGCAAACTATCGACACGATATAAACAGAATATATAATCTAATCGTAAAAGAGTATGGTGAAGAAAGTGTAGGAACATATTACGGAGATACTTCGGATGCTGATCGAGAAGATTTAATTACAAAGTTCCAAGATAAGGATAGTCCTCTACGTTTCTTCGTAGGTAACACACAGACTGGTGGTTATGGTATTACGCTGACTGCTGCGAGTACTGTTGTTTATTTTTCTAACAGTTACGACTTAGAAAAGCGTTTACAATCAGAAGATCGTGCTCATCGTATCGGTCAGACGAATAAAGTTACATATATTGATATCGTTTGTAAGGATACAGTCGATGAGAAAATTGTAAAAGCGTTAAGAAGTAAACTTAATTTAGCACAAACAGTTATGGGCGAAGATAACTGGAAAGACTGGTTATAGTCATACACACAAGGACTTTACAAGTAGTTATACCCTAACAACTACACAAAAAGGAACGCACACACGCGAGTTATTTAGCCAATTTGGCTAACCCTTGTTCATTTGGTATGTACAGAACATTTTCATACTCATGTCTTGCAACAGCAACAGGAATATCATCAATTGTAGTCATCACACCTTTTTGTGCATAGGTCCATGGTTTTCCTGGAGTGTCTGTTCCTGGAGTTTCAATTCGTATTGCCTTAGGATCATTCCAAATTATTTTTTCTAGTTCATATAAATCATCACCTACATACTTGTCCCCTTTATAAAGACCTTTAATTGCTTCTTCATAAGATAAACTTTCTCCAAAAACTTCGTTTATATCATCAGGAGTTAAACCGTATTTAGAAAAATGCTCTTTTCCAAACTTAGAAAGAAGTTCAGTTTCTTGACTGGCATAAGCTAAAAGTTCATCCTTATCACGACCAAGTTTATTCCATAGAGGTGTTGCTAAATCATTCCAATTGTCATCTAAAACTTTTGTAGTGTTTGGTGTTTGATATGATTGGTTAAAACCTATTTTCGAAATACTGTTGTCAGTTATCTTAGGAAGCCGTGGATCTATTTCAGTTAATTTATTTAAAAATTTTGTTGGATTTATTTTTTCCATAACTTTTCCCGTTGTTCTCATTAATGTTCCTAAAGGAGAAGCCATTACACCTAAACCAGCAATGCCTACTCCTAATCCCTTAACGAATTGTCTCCTATTTTGGTCAGGAAGTAAAGGAGTATTTTTTGTTCTATTACGAGAGCCTTCTTTCAATAACCTGTTAATTCCAAAAGGCAGTGCTGCTGCTGCAGTCATAATGCCTCCACCCAAAGGATTATCCTTACGGAATTCACCTTGTGCGTCGCCTAACAATGCAGCTGTTTCAGTACCTGCTGCAATAGATGCAGCTTTAGGCATAACAGAACCACTCCCACTTAACATCATTAAAATTTTATCTGCTGCACCTATATCCGACATATTTCTTAACGCATCACCCATAGGTCTACTAAGTGGAACATCTATATTTCCCTCTTCATCTCTAGGGAGTTCAGAGCCATACGTTCTTTGTAAAAATTCTAGATATTTTTCTTCTTCACTCTCGCCCAATAGACCTTCGCCCAGACGTTCACCTGTTTCACCGAGTGCTTGCTGTAGTCTAAGTCTAGCTTCATCACGCCAAGATCGACGACCTCCGAAAAAACTATTATCGATAGGTTTAAGTTCTTGAGCCATTATTGTCTAACGTCTTAAGGACTTTATCTCAGCTTCAAGTTCTGCTATTTTATTTTGAAGTTTA